AGGAAAAACAGAGGATGTGTCCGTTATATCAGCAAAGGCACTGACTACAGGGCTTCAATTAATCATGAGTCTAAATTTTTTAAAACCATCTACAGCTTGAGGACAGAATCTGAAAGATATAATTCTAGATGGAAAAAGCTTAATAATGAAAGAGCTTATGTCAAGAATATAAATTCTGTCTCAAACTTAAATACTGTAGGACATATATGTCTTCTGACGACTGCGATAGCAGCTATAAAATCTGGTAACTCTGATAAAACCAGATCCCTATCGGGATTAAAGAGAACAGCTTAATTTAAAACCTGTTATTTTTTAAAATCTATTTTTACCTTAGGACCAGTCTGACTATTTTTACATTGACATTAATTGTAAAACATGTTTTTCATAAAAAAGCTGTAATTTTTATTCTTCAATCAATAATATTTCCTTTTTCTTGTATTTAATTTTTTAATTATGCTCATGTCTATGAACAAATATATAAAACTTGCTCCAGTTCCATTGTCTGAATCATTATCGCTCATAAGACGTATTTTCCTTGTAAGTGCATCTATTCTATTACTCAAATTCTCTGAAAATTGAGTAATACTCATATCATCGTTTTTTAGATTTCTCATATGTGATGGATTATTTGCTATAGATTCAAGGATTGCTAGTGCAGTTCTATATATGTTCTTTTTATTTATATTAGAAGATGGAGTATACTCCTCTATAGCAACTAAATTATTCTCCTCTAGATAAACGTTCAATTTATCATCTTCAAGATTAATTTCTTCTATTTCCATTTTCAATCTATCTATATTATTCAAATTTATCATTCCTTTCAGATACCGGCTAATTGTCGGCTTTAATTTTTAGGTAGTCATAACCACCCCTAAAAGAGGTGGCTTGCTCAAGCCCTATAAGGGCGTAATACTTCCAGCGCCTAAATGACGCTGGCTTTTACTTTGTTCAAGCCTTAGTGGATTGATTACCTAACCACACCCTTAAAAGGGTTTTCTAATTCTTTAGTTGTAATTTTATCCATAATTTGATCACTTTTTTCTTGTTCACGAATATACTTTGCTATTGTTGCTTCATTAAGTCCTACTGTACTCACATAATATCCTTCTGCCCAAAAATGTCTATTACCAAATTTATATTTCAAATTTGAGTGCCTATCAAATATCATCATTGAACTTTTTCCTTTAAGATATCCCATAAAACTTGATACACTTGTTTTGGGAGGTATCGATACTAAAAGATGTATATGATCTGGCATCATATGTCCTTCTATAATTCTTATACCTTTCCATTTACACAAATCTTTTATTATTTCTTTTATATCTTCCCTCAATTTGTAATATATTATCTTCCTTCTATATTTGGGCGTAAATACTATATGATACTTGCACAACCACTTAGTATGTGCTAAACTTTCTGCCATAGAGTATTACCTTCTTTCTAACTATCTTGATGACTTGAACTTTCATCATTATATCAAAAAGGTAATGCTCTTTTTGCTTAAGCTTTTAATCTCACCCGCATAGCGGGCGGTTTTTAGTTTCAGGCACTAAATGTACCTTCAACTTGTTAAAACATAGTCATAACCACCCCTAAAAGAGGTGGCTTGCTCAAGCCCTATAAGGGCGTAATACTTCCAGCGCCTAAATGACGCTGGCTTTTACTTTGTTCAAGCCTTAGTGGATTGATTACCTAACCACACCCTTAAAAGGGTTTTCTAATTCTTTAGTTGTAATTTTATCCATAATTTGATCACTTTTTTCTTGTTCACGAATATACTTTGCTATTGTTGCTTCATTAAGTCCTACTGTACTCACATAATATCCTTCTGCCCAAAAATGTCTATTACCAAATTTATATTTCAAATTTGAGTGCCTATCAAATATCATCATTGAACTTTTTCCTTTAAGATATCCCATAAAACTTGATACACTTGTTTTGGGAGGTATCGATACTAAAAGATGTATATGATCTGGCATCATATGTCCTTCTATAATTCTTATACCTTTCCATTTACACAAATCTTTTATTATTTCTTTTATATCTTCCCTCAATTTGTAATATATTATCTTCCTTCTATATTTGGGCGTAAATACTATATGATACTTGCACAACCACTTAGTATGTGCTAAACTTTCTGCCATAGAGTATTACCTTCTTTCTAACTATCTTGATGACTTGAACTTTCATCATTATATCAAAAAGGTAATGCTCTTTTTGCTTAAGCTTTTAATCTCACCCGCATAGCGGGCGGTTTTTAGTTTCAGGCACTAAATGTACCTTCAACTTGTTAAAACATAATAAAAAAGTACCTTATTCAGGTACTTTGTACTAATATTATTTGACCTTATCTATTAGTTTATATTGCTCATAATATTTTTTACCCTTTTTATCAATTATTTCTAACTCTTTTATAACTATAGGTTCAATTATATTCATGTTATCTTTATATTTTTTATATAAACAATTTGCTTCTACAAATGTTTCTTTATATTCAGTTATTATTCTCAAAGTATCGTTCCATCTACTTATTTGACATATAATTTTTTGGCCATTGTACATAAATGGAGGATATTCAAAACTATCAGTTATCATAAAAATCTCCTTTCATTTATCATATACCCTTAAATTTATAAAAATAGAACCCTTGATTTTACTTGATTTCAGCACCTCAATATTTTAAAAAATCAATTCTAAGGTATTCTAAAAATTGAATAAGTATAATTACATACCATGAAAAATAAAGTACCTTAAAATGGCTCTATGAAGAATAAAATTTAATCTCACACAATTAATAATATTGTCTAGGATTCCTTACAACTAAATATATTAGGATCGCAAATATAGGGAAGAATAATGTAAATATTCCCCATCCATATATATTCATATTACGTTTATTACAATCCATGACTATTAGTTTTGCTACTACTAGATGCACTATAAATAAAATTATAACTACTATTCCTATCAACATATAAAATCATTTCCTTTATATCTTATTAATACCTTATTAATATATCGTTTATAATTCTGTAAACTATAGTAAAATTGCTCTAATTTTAGAAAATTTTTTGGTGTGTGAAAAATTGAACTAACTAAATTTTAATTTTAAAGAATAGGGGGATTGAATATAACAACAAAATTATAATAAAACCAAAATTTTAAGAAGTACTTTATTCATTTTTATACATTTATTAAGTATTGATTATAAATGATAATATTATCAATTAATAAAATATTGGCTAACAACTTCGCTAAATATTATTTTTGCGAAGTTGTAACATATATAAAAATATGCTATATCCATTGATATTACTGGATTTATAGCAACTTCACCTTTTTACAACTACATTAACCTTATTGATAATACGATAAATTGGAAATTATTATACCTTTTATTACCTATTATGACATTAAATATAATATATTATCCATTTATTGTTAATGTATAAAGTTGCACAATTATTGCATATCTATGTATATTCTGTATACCTATTTAATATGATTCATTATATTAAGGTGTCTTTACATAAATATAAACACTCAATTACTTAAATTTTTTAATTGTTAACCAAAAATTTTTTTAAAGTTGACAAACCATAACAAAAAACTTAAAAAGAGTTATTTAATACTATATATCATCTTTGCTTATATTGTGTCATTTCTAGTCTACAAATATATTTTTTATTTTATACAATACTATAGAAATAAGACATTCCTAGTATTTATTTTAAATCCGTTGTATTACCATCCTTCATATCTTGACTATCCTTTAGATCAGTAATATTATTATCCTTATTGGCTTGTATTGCTTTTATCTCTGTTTCTATATCATTAACATATGGACTATGTTCTATAGCACTATCAATACTCATCAATTTATTATTATATAGATTAACTATATTGTTTACTAATTCAGTTTCGTTGCTTGGTATACTCATATTGAATGTACAATCTAGTAATCCATCAACCTGTATTCCCTTATACACCAATAGTCTCTCTATCTGTTCCCATCTACTGTAATATCCTTGCTTTAAGTATTCAACACTCATAGATCCTTTAAGTACTGGAAGAGTATACATCATCCTTATACTTTCTTCTGCTAGGTTAGCAGGATTACTACTTCCATTCATGGCTATAGATGGAGTCATGCTGATATCTAACAAACTATTCATAAGGATTTTGTACATCTCTTTTAAACTGTTTATATCCATTTTAGATAAAACCAATTCAAAATTACTACCATCATCCAGTTGTAAAGTATTTCCTACTATATTTTTATCTATAGCACCATTACCCTTAGAATCTATATTTAATTTAGTACCTGTCACCACTGGTATAGGATTCAAGAACTTATAAAATGAATCATGGTATTTACTCAACAACTCTTCCATTTTATCCACTAAGTTAACATAATCTTCAAGATCACTTCTGCCTTGTGTTATATCTTCTTCATTTTCCTGCTTAATATATAATACTGGTAGACCACTTAAATTCTTATATGTATTCTTTAAATATAATCCATTACCACCGTTATTGTCCCATACTTCCACTCTATCTGGATAATATACTGTATAATAACTTATACTACTGGATTGTATCGTATAATGCTCTATGAAACAAACATAATCATTACTATCTGTAAAAACTGGATATGAATCTTGTGGTTGGATTATTTTACTTTGTATTATACCATTATCCCCTATATATAGATATTCTGCCACCATTCCATACTTATTCATTTTATCTAATATTTTATTATCTATAGAATTAAATCTACCTCTTTTATATACCTCATTTAATGCTTTTAATGTATTACTATCCTCACACGTTAATGTAACTGGATTCTTCAATAAAAAACTTTTCTGAAATGCTAATAGTGGTTTTGCATATTGCAAACATATCTTTGTTGTTTTAAATGTTCTTCCATTATAAACTGTATTGGCTCTATTTAATATTGCATGAGAACCATCAAGATATTCTTGTATATTTAATATATTCATTATTCTATCTTGGTGTATATATTTATTACATTCTTCAGTAAACCATGTTTCTATACCACTATAGTATAAATTTATATATTCTTCTAAATTCAAATTTATCATTCCTTTCTTATTTTTAGTAAAGTCCTTAAAGGATTTTACTAAATATTGCATACTCAAATTTGAGTACAAGTATTCAACCGCACGTTGTAAACTCCTTTTAGAATATTACTGGTTAGTTATATATAACTCTTATTACTCTTGAGTGCTTGTACTGCTAAAGATAAACTGTCCACCAAATCATCATGGTTGCTCTCACCTTTTGCATTACCAAAACTGCCATTGTGTTCCTGGAATATCCTCATCTGATCTAATGTTTCTCTATCATTTATTAAAATTATTCCAGTTTCTAGAACTTCCTTAAGATCCATGACCAATTTACTTTTACTTACATTATCTGTATACCAACCATAATCCCATACTTTTTGGCCTTTTATCTTATCAAACTTTTTAATTTTTAATATTTGAATATATCCCATTTCTTTTCTTAGTCTAGTAATTAAATCCAATCCATATGTATTTCTTTCGGGCAAATACATACAATAATTAAAATAATATCCTAAGTCATAGCATATTTTAGCAAATTTATATACTGGAACATCATTTCGATTGAATGTACATACTTGCTCCCCTGAACTATCCAGTATACATATAGCACTATCATCGCCTTTTAGTCCTGCACTCGAATCGATTCCCCCAAAATAATGCTCACCTTTCTTTACATCCTGATATATATTCAATCCATTGCCATAATACATCTGTAAACTTAATGGCAATTCTTTTATTTCCTTAATATTTAAAATATTTGGTATGTAATTATACCTTTCTGTTATAGTATCAGCATCAAATACTCCTATATCAGTTGATTGGAACATTTCTTCAGGTGTAGAAGGATATTCTTGTTTAAATTGCTTTTCTGGTGTATCTAATAACTTCCATTCTCGCCACATTATTTGTTGTAGAGTAGCACCCTTATTAAATAATTCTTTTTCTTTAGCAGTTAAATCCTCTCCCTTTAATCTTCTGCCATGATTAATAGATTTATACCATGCTTCAGCCTCTAAATATTCATCTTTAAATGCTATTTTATTTGCATACCATGGAAAGAAATATGCTTTGTATTTACTATGTCCCCTATAAGAGTTTGTATATAATCTATAATAATTACTAGAACATCCATTAGCAGTTGATTCAATTAAAAGTTTACTTGATTTATCTTTGGCCAGTGCTTGTTCAATCGCAAGTAATGAATCTACATCATTACTGAAGAACGCATATTCGGTGATATGGATAAAATTGTATGTAACACCTCTAAGGGCATTTAATTTATTACTTGCAGTAGCATTTATTATTCTACTTCCATTCTCTAATAATATTTCATTTCTATTCATCTTTTTTGCTTTGATCTTATACTTGTCTGGTATACTTTCATACATCTGTTGTAATTTTGTAAAGGCAGCAGAACAACTTCCTCCACTATAGGACATCATCAAACAGTTACTATTTGGTTGAGTTATAGCAGTATATAACATAAGTCCTAAAGATAGAGTTGTTGCTCCTATCTGTCGTGATTTACCTATAATATTCCATTTTACAATTTTCTTATACATCGTGTCCACTATTTCTTTTTGTTGGTCATTCAATTTAAATGGAATTAATTGACTATGGTTGTCTACTATTTTTACAAAGTTCTTCAGCCAAAGAATTGGATTACTATTAATCTTTTTTAATTTCTGCTCATGTGTAACAATCATTCAATCTCCCCCTATTCTTCCGATATATCCAAATCATCATTTTTAACTTCGTTATCATTTTCAGTGACAACGGATTTTTGTATATCTGTTTTATTAATTTCTTCTTTTAACATAAGAAAGGTTTTAACTGCCTTATCATCACCAGTTAAAGCCTTATCTCGCACTACATTATAAATTTTATATAAATCTTTATTACTTCTAAGTTGCATTAGCAAAGAATATAAATAATCATATTCTTCAGATCCTTCCCAACTATTCTTATATAAATTTAAGTTTAATTCAGTAAATGTTTTCTTATATCTATCTAAAAAATCTTCTCTTGTCATTTCTGAAAATTTAGTTTGAGCATTATTTACTTTATTTCTATAGCAAAAATATAAATATTTATTTCTATTCTTCTTTTCAAGTTTATTTAGTTCTGTTTTAAATTTATTACTTTTCATAATTTCAAATCCTTTCTAAATTTATATTCCCCACATTTGGGGATTACGAATAATTCGATAAGCAAAATCCAAAGTTGTTTTCTGGTGGTGATACGTTTAAAACACACTCTACTTTAAAAGGGAGTGCTGGTGTCTTTATCTCATTTCTATTTAAATCAATTTTATCTTTGTTTATTTTTGCCATCTATAATCTTCCCTCAAATTAATTTATCTATTTTTTTATCCATATCATCCATTTTCTTATCTAATTTATCAAATTTATTATTCATAATTGTATTATTTTCTATTATGATACTAAATAATTTATCCAATCTTTTATCTAATTCAATTAAATCTATATCCTTATCATAATTTTCTGATTTTCTTGTATATGAATATATCTTTTTTATATTTTCCATATTATAAATTTCTCCTCTTTAATTTAATTTTTGATTATGCAATATTGCACCATCATAATAATCCCCACTTTGGGGGGATTATAAACGTGAACTGATCTTCAATTTCCAGACACCTTTACCTATAGATTTAATGTCTATAGGTAAAATCATTAAAGGAAATTACAAACAACCCAAACTATTAAGCCAGAATCCAAAATTGGATTATCAATTAATTTCAAATTAAAATACTTTGATATAAGCCAATCTAAACTATAGTAACTATGGTCTTAGGGACTTATAGTATAACCCTATAGTATAACTATATAGTTTTTAATTTTTAAAAAAGTTGTCTGTTTAAAAAGCATATTAAATAGTCCTTTTAATATACCTTTTGAATAGACAACTTTTTATTTGTTACTAATATTATATGTATCTTCATCTTTAATTTAATTTTTTTACCTAAATATAAATATGCTTAAGATATAAGAGGAGGACTACACTCAAAAATGCCATGCACCTATTGATATTACTAGCATAAGAGTACTTTTAATATGTATCGCTAAGTGTTAGTAAAAGGGTGATTTTGTATCGCTAAGTGTTTGACCTATTTTTTTTGATATTGAATATTGCAAATAAGTACTCTATATCTTTTATAATTTTGTTCCTATAAACAAATAAAGGATTAACCAAAATTATAGATGTTTTATAATCTGGCTGATCCTGTAATGTTTTAAACAAAACATAATCATAAAATTTTATTCCATAAAAGTCCTGCTTAAATTTAGCAATGTGATTTTTGCTATAACCTAATAGATCCATTACATTATTTATATCCAATTGATCTATTTTACTCTCTAAAGTTTCCTTAATATTATTACATAATACGTTATATTTCCAATTAATATAAGGGATTAATTTATATGCTATAGCAAGTTTTTTAGTTTTTCTATAATTAAGTTTATATAATTCTCTAGTTGCATCTATGTAAATTCTGGTATAATCCTCTAGTTTATTTCCTGTAATGCTTTTGTAATCTTTTTCTTTTCCTCTCCAAAATACATCTAAATCTATTCTATATGTATTTTCCTCTTTTATAAGAAGTTTATTTTTTAAAATATTATTGTAGAATTTATTAAAATTTGCTCTACTAACTAACAATATTTTTTGCATTGCTTTTTTATCTATGTATGTTTTATTATTATCTAACATTAAATAACCGTTAGTTTTTATGTATGTTGAAAGCATTATATATTTACATAAATCTGCATCACTTAAAATTTCTAATAACTTGTCCAGAGATTTATATAAAAAAAATATAAAATTGCCCATATATTTAGACTGAATTTTCTTAAATTCTCCAAACTCTTGTATTTTCTCAAATGCTACTTTTCTACGTTTTTTACTTTCCATAGTATCTAAGTGGTAATTCTCGTTTATTATTTCCCCTGTATCATTTTTTACTAAAGTATAACTATTCTCCAATCAATCTCCCCCAATTTAATAAATTTTTCCATATACTTGTTTAAGTTCCACTAATTTATGCACTGCTTCCAATAAATCTGGTGCACGTTCAAACGCATACATTGTTTTTTCCGTTGCAATCTATTTCTTTTGTGTAGTGGTAACCTAAATAATTCAATGCGGTTGCATGCTAAATTTATTTATAAAATATTTATCCATTTAATTTCCTCCCAAATATAAAAGTTGTCCATATGAGGTATATTAAAAGGACTATTTAATATACTCTATATGGACAACTTTTTTAATCTAATAAATTCATATCAATAGGATCACCCTTATAGGTAATCCTTTTGATAATTTCCGTATTGGTTTTTTAATATTAATAACCTATTAAAGCACTCATCAAATCTTTTAGTTCTTTGAAATGTATAAACAATTTTTCCGTTATAATCTACATTCTTTTTGAAGTTAAAGCCCAAAAATGACATTGCATAAGCCAAATATTTCTTATATATATTAAAATATACTATCTTATCTTCTTCCATCTTAATTCCTCCTGTATATAAAAAGACTCACCATAAGGGTGAACCCATTAGTTTTCTATTTATTTTGTTTATGTATAAGATAAATTTCATGTGTTGCCAATTCCGACCTTGCTAGTAATTGATCTCTTTCAACTATATCAAAGTTGTGATTATTCCTATTTTCTTCTAATTTACCTTCACATATGTATATTTCTTCTAATTGCTCTTCTAATCTTTTATCCATATATAATTTCTCCTCTCAATATTCAATTGATTAAAACCTTTATTTTAATATGTGCTATAACTTGCACTGTTTTTATAAGTCCATGCCAGACTAAAAATTCTAGTGTCCTTCTTTGGGACACCTCTATGTATTTCAAATTGCTTTATTTTCTCAAATTTATCCTTTGGTAATTCTAAATTAATGTTAAATATATCAGATAATTCAGATAATTTAATGTGTGTTTCTAATCGTTTTGCCTGACTATCTAAATATATTTTTTCTTTTAATTTATATTTATCTTGGATATTGTAAAAATAGTTCTTATCATGTTTTTCTAATATATCTATTAATTCTTTATAACTTAATATGGTATTTATATAATATGTAGCCTGTTGCTTATTAAAATAATAAGATAAAAACATACTATCTATACACAATAATATCTCCTGCTGTTCTATAGTAAAATTATCTATTGGAATATCCAAGAGAGATAAAATAGTTATAAGTGTACTCCCTGCAAATTTTTTATTATAATTATATTGGTTAATATTACAATATTTATTTAAATTAATACAATTAGGATTGTTTGCATATTGTCCAACATGATTTCCAATACACCTTCCCAAATATAAATCTGCATCCACTGCAATACAGGTGTTTGGAATTACTTCTATCCCATGATTTTTGTATAATCCATAAAAATCATAAAAATATTTTATATCCCAATTTCTGTATTTTTCTAGAATGTAACAACTTAATAGACTGTCTAAATCATCAGTGGCACATAGACAATATTGTCCCTTTCTATTAATCCAATCTGGTAACTTATCTTTTATTTCTTTATTCAATTTATTACGTGTTCTACTTGTAAAGTAACAATTATTATGTATTATTTATAATTCTAATATATTATGTTAATACAAACATTTATCCCCCTTCCTCTTGTGCTAAATTTTTACCTCTGCAACACTTCCACCTCCTATGGTTATATTTTCTATTTACTCTAATCTCTCTCATTTTTTCTCTCCTCTAATCTCAATTAAATTTATTAAGATAGGGGGAAATTCCCCCTATGATTATGCTATTGCAAAAGTTGCCAATGCTTTAGAATTTAATACCTTCAATGTTGCTTCAGTTATTACCTGTCCTTTAACATTATCGCCAGTTTTTGCAAGAACCTCGCTAAATGGAGTCCTAAGGAAACCTAATCTTACATAAGTTGGATCAAACACAATAAAACTTCCTGCTGGTATATGTCTACTTAAAATTAAATCTACATTTCCATAGTTAGTATTTATTTTGTTTGCTACAAGTCCAAATTCACCTTCAGGTGCATTATATTTGTACTGGTCTTTATAAAAACTATCTATAATTTCTTTAGAATCTGCATTACATAAACATACATATCCATTAGAACCTAGTCCATTGTCCCATAATTTCTTTACAGTGGCCTTAAATTGATCTTCTGTTAATGCTGCATTAGTTATCTTATTTCCTGCATCTACAAAATTAAATATACCATCCATACGTCTTACATATGGTGTTGCTGAACCATCATTCTTTTTCCCATTGATTAAGGCTTTTTCTAGATTAACTTTCAATTCAACTAATCTATCTGCCATCTCTGAAGTATATAAATCTGCTATACCTGTTACAGAACTTGCTTCAGCAGTTCCACTTACACTTACTGCTTTCTTAAATATTTCACAAAAATTGGACTTTGGTACTCTTGTGCTATTTTGGAATACAGTTGTTTCACTGCCTTCCACTTGGCTTATATCCTCTGTTGTGTCCAATGTCTTTTCTCTAAAATATGCCAATGGTGCAGTTTCCTTGTCTACATTTCCTCTTCCCATTAATAGAGTTGTAAGAGGAGTATCTAGTGGCTGAGCAACTCCCATTTCTGCCATTAAATCAATACTTTCCATGCTTAAAAAATCTTTTGTTTGTATCATATTATCAAACTTCCTTTCAAATTTTAATTTTTAGTTTTATTTATTAAAAAAAGTAATAGGATATTTTCCTACTACTAATTGATAATCTATTTATTTTTCAAATTATTTTATTTAAATAATTTGGACATTTTGGATTTTAACATTCCTGCTACATCACCTTTTTTTTGTGCCTCTGAATAAGCAGTTTTCTGTGCGGTATGTTCTTGTGGTTTATATCCATTATCAATATCACTTTTCTTTTTCATATTTAATAATTTATTAATTTTATTTGTAGCAGCATCTAAATCCTTGCTATCTGCAACCAGATCAAACATATCTTCAGATAATCCATTCTTCAATATCTCTACTTTTATACTGGATTCAAGATTAGATTTATTTAAATTTGCTATAGTTTCTTTTTGCTTGTCTGCATCTGCTAGTTTAGTATTTGCTTCATTCAATTTACTTGTAAATTCCTCTATTTTAGTATTGTAATTGCTGTTAATATCCTCTATGATTTTTGTTACTTCTTCTTTTGTGTAATTGTCTTTATTTAATTTCATTTAAAAACCCCTCCAAAAATTCATCAATTTTATTTATTTTATTTTTGCTTAAGTATCTACCATTTACAAAATGACTCATATCTGTTGCAGACATTCCTACTTGTTTGGCAATGAAAGAATAAGTAATTCCTTTATAAGTTTTTAGGTACTTTATTCGCTTTATAATTACATCTTTCCGCACCTTCTCTCACCTCTATTATTAATTTTATTTACAACTTTTTAGGTATAAAAAAAAAGAGGTAAATAATACCTCTATATCTCCAAAATTAAGATGTCTAACTAACCTATTAAACATCTACATAGCATTTTCCCCTATGTGCGTCTAGTTTTTTCTTAATGGCAAAGGGGCAGGGCTTGAACCTACATCAAAACTAGCAAAAATTACCGATAAATAATTTAGCATACCAGAATCATGCCTAACTAAAAATTAGTTAGAATCAACTATCTATTTGTGTAGATAACTCATTTTAACTAATTACTCATTATTTATTATTTCTAATACTACTCATATTAGGAAATGTGCATTTTCTTATACTTATACCCTCTAAACCCAGTCATACCAACGGTTATAGCGTTTTTCTATTTTTCTTCCTTTTTACAATTCCAATGTTCTCTTTTCCATTTGTTTTTTTGTTCTTGTGCAATTTCTTTAGCACATTTGGAACAATATTTTTGCTTAGGCGATTTGCTACTTATTCATATTAGGAAATGTGCATTTTTGAAATTTAATGCCCTCTAAACCCAGTTATACCAATGGTTATAGCGTTTTTCTATTTGTCTAGCAAAAATCATAAAATGGACTATTCTCTATATTTATCTTTATTTTTATTCCAACATTTTAACTTATTCTGTTTATGTATTTCCTTAGCACATCGTGGACAATATTTAGTCTTAGGTGATTTACTTCTTATTCATATTAGGAAATCTGCATTTTTGAAATTTAATACCCTCTATCCCAGTGATACCAATGGCTGTAGCGTTTTTCTATTGGTGGTTGTGTTTACGCTTTTTATTATATTTTTTATACTTTTCTAATTGTTTTTCTTTAGCACATCGTGTGCAATATTTCTGCTTAGGCGATTTACTTCTTATTCATATTAGGAAATCTGCATTTTTGAAATTTAATACCCTCTAAATCCAGTGATACCAATGGCTATAGCGTTTTTCTATTTCGTGACATTCTTCTCTTTTTACGCATACATTCTCTAGCAATATCTCTAGTTTGTTCTAATTTCATTTCCTTGGCTGTTTATGTTAACAAACTTGGACATATATACCTAAAATTTTTGATTTTAAGAATACACATATATAGCCATTCCTAGCATCCTATTTGCACAAATTTCAATTCTAAGACATTGTAAATCCATCCACAATATAATTACATTAATTAATTTAAAAATCTCTTAGAATCGCTCTATGAAATCATAATTATAACTACTGTTAATAGTTTCTCTTTTCAAGGTATTTGATATAAGATTAATAAAATCAAATACCTTGGCCGTTACATTTCAAAAAGGATTTATTAATTTCGTAAACTTGGATAAACTAAGGGAATATCCCCCTAGTTTATTTCATCATCTTTTTTATTAGATTTCTCTAATTCTTCTTTATAGTACATTTTAAACCCCTCTATAATGTCCTCTACATCTAAATTCCTTAAATAAAATTCATTCATAACAAAATCCTCCTTGAAATTTAATATATGTCTATTATACCACTAAATATACTATATTTCAATATATTTTCTTATTAAATGGTATTATATGAAATTATATATTCTATTCTTTTATTTATTTTGTTATTCTTCTATTTACTATTTATATTATTATTAATTTTGTTATTAAAAAACTCACACTTCTCCCTAAAAGACTCATATCTCTAATTGCCATGTAACCCAGTTATATCAATGTCTTAGGTCACTTTTTTTTAAATAAATAATTTCACAAACCACCTCTAAACCCAGTTATACCAATGGTTGTAGCGTTTTTCTATTTTTCTTCCTTTTTACAATTCCTCTCTTTGTTTTTTAAGGACTGCAATTTTTTAAGTAATGGAATTTTATATGTCTGCCTTATAAATCTCTCTTAAAATCGCTCTATGGCTCATATAGTAGTATTGTAGCAACTATACATAAAACAAATACTTCTATAGCGTTTTTCTTCTATTCTTATTCTTTCCTTTTTTCTTCCTATTCTTTTTTTGCCTATATAATACCATTCCATCTATTTTCCTATTATATTTTGTACACTCTTTAGGGAATAATCTTTTCCTATTCATGCTACAATATTCCAATCCTTCATCTTTTCCACTGTGATAATAACAACAATTTAAACAAGTATCATACTTTCCTCTATCTCTTTTAACTCTTATTATCCTACTCATACTCACACCTGTTCTATTCATTCTCAATCACTCCTTGATCCTAATTCTATACTTATTATTTTACTCTTTACTTTTGGTGCTTGTCCTGTTAATATCGGGGAACTGTTGGACACGTTCTGAGGTATAGAACCCTTTGTAATAGAAACAAAGAGTTAATATCGGGTGTAGTGCATTGTATCCCTCAATATCTGTAATAACTTTTATACCACTTTTTAACAGTTACATTCCAACCCTATAACCTTGTGATACGCTTGTCGTGTATTTCTACACTTGGACGTCCTGCCTAATATTTTTGATAACCCTGTAGGGAGTTCCACCTTACTATTCACACAGGGGATTTATACCTTTATGATTACAGCCATAAAAGTATAGAGCAGCCCTTGCCCTTTGGTAACTTTTTTCATACCGTGGGGAGCGTCCTGAATTTCTTCAGCAGTTTTTTAATGTGTTATTCCTTTTAACCACAATCACATATATCCTTAAAAAAAGGGTATAGGAAATAAACCTTGCAAATTCCTATTTTTTGAAATATAATAATGGTACTGGTGTATTTTTGATAGGTAGGATTTTGCAGGTCTATCATGAATATTAAGTTGTAGCCACTCTTTTATAGGGTGGTTATTTCTTTATATCATCGATTCTAATGCTCTTATTGCCTTTACTTTACCTGTTGCTTTAATAATTTTTAACATTTGTTATTATCCTCTCAATTTCATTAATGGACTTGTATCCATACTCATATTTACAATTTCCTTATCTTTTAAACTTTGTAGGTAAATTTTAGTTATATTTACATTTTCGTGGCCCAATAACCTACTTACCGTATAAATGTCTGCGTTATGTCTAAGCATAAATTGAGCATAATAATGTCTTATTGTGTGTGGAGAACATCTAATTGTATCTCTTACCTTACTTTTTTCACCTGTTATTCTTATAACTCTTTCTATACTTTCAACTGTCAATCTATTTCCCCTATTGCTTATAAAATAAGCATCTGTTGTAATAAATTTATTTTTGGTATAACCTGCCCTTATTCTCATATATTTAATAAAAACCTTCTTGAGTGCTGGTGAGATAGGAACATATCTTTGTTTATTTCCTTTGCCATGTACTAAAATTATTTGTTCTCTTACATCTGTAATATTTAGAGAACACAACTCAAGATTTCTAATACCTGTTTCAAATAACGTGGCCACAATTGCTTTATTTCTTGCATGATAAAAAGATTTATAATCCCATTGTTTCAACATTTTTTTTGCTTCACTATCTGTAAAAGTTTCAATTAATTTTTTTTCTTCTTTTACCCATCCAACTCTTAATATAGGATTGTTTTTGTTTGATATATATTCTTCTTGGACACAGTACTTATAAAATGCTCTCAAAACTTTTATAATCTGATTTATATATAAATCCGTTCTGCCTTCAATCTCTAAATAAACCAAATATTTTTTTATATGCAAACTTGTAATATCTTCTAATTCCTTTATATCAAATTCATTATCTAAAAATCTTATGAATCCTTTTGTTATATTTACATTGGTTTTTATCGTTCTTGGACTTAATTTTCTACACTCCATATCAAACTTAAATTCTTTTATAAGATCTTTTAATAACAACAA